TTATCAGAAGAATCATATGTTTTGATTTTATCAATACTACCTGTAGAGACATCCTTTACCTTTGCTCTAGTAACAATACCATTTTGAGGAGTGCTCTGAGTTCTTAGTCTAACTGCATCTAATGGAAGATCAGCATGTGTTTGGAACTCTTGGTAGTTTGCTGTAAGAGGTAGTGAATAGAAGTTTTCCCCTAGCAAATATGGAAATTCTGGTTGTAGAGATGCATTTAAAGTAACAAAGTATGCATACACACCATTTGGATATTCTGGTGTAACACAGAACCTACCATTATTTCTATCTAGATCTCCAAGTCTATCCGCATAATAATAGTCTTGGATAAAAGTTCCGATTGGATATGTGGTTGCAGAAGGACCATTTGTTCTAGACGCCCTTTGTCTATAACCGCTTTCCATTCGTTTGATGGCGGTTGATGAATCGGTAGCAACAGTGTATCCGTAAGGACCATAAATGGGATTACCATCGTAGGCGAATCCGATGATGGGGGAATGTGAAACTCCATTATCAGACAGGGATGTTCTTAGCGATGGCGCATATGAGAGAACACCGTAAGTATTGAATCCTGCTGAATTGTTGAAAGAGAATCCATATTCGCTATCAATATCCGTTCCTACTACTGTATATCTATTCTTTACCCATTCGTAGATAGACGCTTCTGCCTCTGCATTACTTCCAGATGGGATAACTTCTACTAATACTTCACCTGCAGTATAGAAGTTACCAGCGTTAATTTGCGTTACTTCTGTAATTTGACCACCAGCAGACACGGTAGCAACGTAATCTGCGAATCGACCTCTTCCTAATCTATCAGTAATCCTAATCGTTGGTGGAGCAGAATAATATTCACCAGGGTTGGTAATTACAATACTTGTGATTTTTCCTAAAGTAACAACTGGAGTTAAAACTGCGTTTCTACCAGAAACGATTTCTATCTGTGGAGTTGTAGTATAATTTCCTTCGTCTGTGATGGTAACGGACTCGACAACGTTACCAGAAAGATTTGCAGATGCTTTGTATGGTGTGCTATTGATTAATACGAATGGTGGTCTAGCATATCCAGATCCTTGATTCGTAACTTCAATTTTAGTTAGTTTTCCAAACAGAACGCCTTCTTCATGCTTATAACCATAAGCAATAGAACCATCTACAAAAATACCTACATCTTTTCTAGGAGTAGCATATACTTCTGTAGTCGTTTCTGCCTTCTTGCGAATAGTTCTCAATAGTGCTTGATCAATTGGAGTTTTGTCTGCACTAATAGTTTGATTGAAAAAGATCGTTCTTCCTAATGGGAATCCACTGCAACAAATGTAATAGTTTTCTTTATCTTCAAAGAACGCGCTAATACCAGGAATAGTGTCTACGTTAGCAGCAGTTGTTCTAGCATCACCACTTTGAACCGTTGATGATGATGTTGGGAACATCCATCTAATCGTATTATTGGATTTTTTAATGATAGGATCTACCGTATCAAATCCAGACTTCTCAACAGTAATAGTTTCACCTTCAACACCATATGGGATTGCTCCCTGTGGTTGTAAGTTGTAAGTAACTCCTAGGGGGAGCAACTTTACATTACCAGAGTCAATCGTGATATTACTATACAGTTTTGCTCCAGATGCATGTGTGGTCGATAAAGATCTAGACTTAATAACAAAATGTCTTATAGTCTTAGAAGAATATTCAATTCTTTCTCCATTAATGTAAATGAGTCCTTCTTTATCCCATCCAAAAGTTGAATCAACCTCAATCTTATCTCCTACAGTATCTGATGATTGGATATCTTTTGTTAGAGATGTTTTGTTTGCTACTTGAAATACGTTATTGACCGAACTTTCAGAAAGAATGATGTCCCACATTTGGACGCCATCTGCAATCTGCTCTTTCAAAGCATTATCAACAACAGCAGATGCGTATGAAGCACCAGACTGGGTAACTCTTTTTCCGATTAACGTTTCTGGATTTCCACTTAAAGCAATAACTCTCAAAGAGTAAACTTTAGACCAGTCAGATTCTGACGCTTTTAGTGTGGTCTCTTTTGGGAAAAATACATCAGTATCATCACTACTGATGAGGCAATTGAAGATAAACTGAATGGAACGCTTGGTTCCTTTTGATTTGTAGAATGAAGAGATGTTCTTAATTAGAGTTCTCTTGTCGATCTCGCCTCTCAGATACTTTTCTGGGATACCAGCAAGATACTCAGACTCAAAACTCTTAATTAGAGCATACAAAAATAGATTACTAATGTTCTCAACAACTGTATCGTCAGCATGAGATGCTGCAGAAGTTGAAACAAACTTACTATTAGAATATAGGTCGCCTAGTGTGGTGTTACCGCTTACACCTCTACTGACTGATTGAAATGTTGTCGCAGTTTTTGATGTATAGAATGCAATCTCATCACCAAGTTTGATAAGACCTTGTTTTGGAAATCCTTCGGTACTGTCTACAGTAATAGTAGTGTCTGAGATCCCAGTGATACCAACGGTTTTGGTAGACTCTGTTAGAACTGCTTTATCATAAAAATTGATATCACGATATTTGGTGAGGTTTAAAATAATGTCCAGAACTCCACCACTCAGTTCTTGCTGAGCATAGTAAGACTTCAAGAACTTACCAAAAAGTTCATAGTCTTCTAAAATAAAACTAGGTAGCTGACTTTCAATCAGCGATGAAATATTTCTAGTCTTTAAGTTCATTCTGGAACCGCACTAAAATTGGATTTTGAGATATCAACGTCTAGATAAACTTCGCGAACAGCATTTACGTCTCTCGACGCAGGCTCTACGCGAACTTCAATCTTATTGTCCGAAAAACTACCTTGAATGATGGTCAGATCATATAATTTAATCTCGCCTTTGGAGTAGTTAATATCTCCAACTGCTCTCTTCACATAGATCTTCTCGCCAGTCAGGGCATTCAGTCTATATAGGTCAATTTTACCAAAGGTATCATCTTCCAAATAGACTGTGTAGGAAGGATATTCACTGACTACAAACCCAGTAGATTTCATGACTGATTCGTCACAAGAATCCTTGAATGTGTTTAGATAACACAACTCATAGTAGAAAGTAGAGTTGAGAATTGGATAGAAATCTTTTCTCAATGTTACTTCAGTTACGTTTGATGTAATAGCACGATCTGCACCATCAATTACAGATGCAAATTTACTATGACGGAATCTACCGTTAAACTTCTCTGTTTCTGCTGATGATAGGTAATCTTCAACTGCAGTTGTTGCTCTACCTGCGATTTCTTTCTTTGATAATGTTGTTAACGACTTTTTATAACTGACTGTTGAGTTTAGTTCAATATACAAGATTGATGGATCAATAATATCAACAGTAACTGATGCGATAGCGTAATCCTTCAGTTTTGTTTTGATCTCGTTCTTAGTATATGAAGATAGAGCAATTGCGTCTTGTGGTTTTACTGCAACCTTGACTTTACCAAACTCAGGGGGATCGTCCTCTTCACCACCAAAAGTAATGATGTCTGAGATCGCTGGGTAGACCTTTCTTACGATTGACTCATAGTCTGCTGCTGTAACCGCTCTGTCTTGCGCTGCAAATGCCCTAGGAGCAGACTTTTTAATAGATGCTACCGACTCTGGGTCAGCACCGCCTGCAGCGGCATCTACGGTTGATATAGACGTTGTGTACGAGAAGTTCGCAGTGCCTGTTTTGGGAGTAATAATACCTGAGAATGTGAACGTCTTAGCGCCATTTGTAGCAGCTGCTGACGTTACCAGATATGAAACCTCGATGAAGTTACCATTAGTAAGTTTCTTACCATATACTCCATCACCAAAAAAGACCTCATACTGCTCATCTTCAATCTCCTCAACAAAGAAGACTTGAGATGAACCGTTGAGATCTAGAATGTTATCTGCTGCGCTGTATGTAACGTAGTTGGTGTCGTTTTCTTGTGGGTATACTCTTACACGAATTGATGATGTATCTAATCCACTATTTTGTAAAATAAATCTTTGGTTCTTGAGTCCTGTGTTGATCGTAAACGACTGTGTGATCAACGTTCCCTCATAGACATCAATATCACCAAAGTCAGCAATACCACCGTTTAGAGGCGCTTCCTGGTCGTCGATAGTGACGAATTGATACAGGGTATCATCAAAGTTAGTTAGGAATCCAGTTCCCTTCTTCAATTTCACACCATCAGGTGCTGTTCCTGATCCAGTGTAGTTAACTTGGAAGTTGACTGTTGCTTTTGGTGCAGTCGAAGATCTAGGACGATATCCAATTTGCTTTGCTAGGGAGATAACGTTATCTCTCAACGTAGCAGAATCCAAGAACAGTTCATTCACCACCATGTTAGTGTTGAATGCTGTGTAGTATGTGTTATATGCTAACACATCCAATAATGTAGATAGTGCAGATCCTTGGAAATCATAGTCAGTGAAATCCGAGTTGCCCCTCATGTAGTCAATCAGGGACGTTTTAATGTCTGCAAAGTCTAAATTTGCTACTTGAGTATAAGGCATTATCGAGTACGGTTGAGAAAGAACTCAATGGAACGTGGTGGGATATCGGAACGTCCTTGAATCACAAATTCCAATGTGACTTCAAACCCATTATTAGCAAAATCTGGTTCTACTAATAACTGAGTAATTCTAATTCTTGGCTCATACCTGCTTAATGCACCTCTGATTTCATCAGCGATTGAACTGGATGTCGCTAAGTCTAATGGTTCAAACAAATAGGATCTAACATTAGATCCATATTGATCATCATATAGACGTTCTCCTTTATTCGTCAAAATAATGTTTTGCACTGCCTGCTTTACAGCAGCATCATCTTTCTTCAGAAGAAGGTCATCTGTAACCTTATTTCTTCCAAAAGATAATGATAAATCCTTAAATGGGTTTACTGTAGGCACTACACACTATTTGACCGTCTTTTTATTTAGTCACTCAGTCCAACGCTCTACAAAATCGTCAAATCCACCAGCACCGCCACACTGCCTGTCTAGACGATCTTCAGGCAGTGGATAGAGTTCTTCCTTTTTCTTTGATCTACGCTGACGTGCTGCTTGATCTAGATAACGATCAGAGTCAGTTTCAGTGATAAGGGTCATCCCCTCCTCAATGAATTCTTTACTCTTGTCCACTCTCTTGTCCATTGTCTTTCTCCTGTGGTGTTTCCCAGAAATAATCATCAGTGTCTCCTAAACGTCCCCAACCCTCTGTATTCTCGACTTGGTATTCTATGGTGGATACCTTGAAATCTGGAGTTAAGGGCACTTCAGGCGTGATAGAGAGGTCATAGAGACGCATCCTATTGTTAGGATACAAACCAAACTGACCATTCTCTAATGCTATGCAGTTATGCGACTTGTGCTCGGCAGGAGTTTCACTTACGTTATTATCTATAACGTCAATGTTTGCATGGTAATTATCCAACGTAAACATATATTGCCCCTTCATGCATCCAAAGTTACGAGTTCTAACTTCGGCAGTCATGCTCGTCACAAATCCCTTGTTCATGCATACGACACCATAGTCCATGCAGTTCCAGAATTGTAGATCCTCCAATCCCATATCGATTGTCGGAGTTTTCGGCGTTCGGAGAAACGCGCTAATTGGTAACTTATCGTACATTGCCCCGTATTGTGGGAGATAAGTCTCAAAATAAAAAGCACGCCCAGGTATCGATTTTGCCGATACCCAGACGCCCTCAACGAATTCTCCATGCCCACTTTGATGGTCAGTAAGATATTCCTTACGAACCCATACTTTCTCAGCAGGGAGATTACAAATTAAATTCATTCTTCAGAAGCTTCTGCTATTTCAATGCCGTCTTTAATACCCGCTGCTTTCAATTCTTCCTTAGAAAGCTTACCATCTCCATCAGTATCAGCGTCACTACGATACTGCAGTGTAGATGGGCGTCCTACAACATAATTGAATTCAGTCATCGTCCTTGTCCTCTGTAGCGTTTCTTGGCTTTGTTGCGACTGGTCGCACTGTATTTAGTATTTCTACCACTTCCCTGGCGACTCATCTTCTCCTTGGGTTCAATTGTCTTTGATCCAGTCAGTGAAGGGCGTTTTGCCATGTCTGATTACCTCAATGTACTTTGTTATTATATCACACCACGTTGACTTTTGGGTTTGCCGACGCGGCAGTAATTGTGATGCCTGTAGCAGTTGCGAGAAAGTCTCCAGGACAACAGGGGCGTAACCCATTCATTCTCACTTTCGCTGTCGTGCTGATCGCAACACGAGGAGTGGTACAGGGATTGCCTCCTGGGGTCGTCCCTGGTGCTGGTGTTAATACATCACCCTCTAAGATCGGAAAGAGTCCTCCGACAGTCACAGTACGAGGGACTGAAGGTCCAATTACGAATGGGGGCGTGTTACATGCACCTGCACCACCACTATCGACTGCTCCGTTATATCCTGCTACTTTTCCAGGCATCTTAGTCTCTCCTCGATGTTATCCAAATACTCGACGACATTCATATGCTCACTCGCCCCTGGTGGGCGATACATCAGTTTCATCGCTTTCAATTGCATTATCTCGATCTCCAACTGGGCGATCTTTCGATTTTGCTGAGCGATAACTTGAAGCAGCTGCTGCGTCGAAGTAGTTGCAGAATGCTTCAAAATTGTTGAGAGCGTCTTCGTAGCTCCAGGTTCTGGGGTCATTTTTGTCCACGGGAATTTTTTTATATTGAAGGTTTTACAAAAAGACATTTCGATAATATTTATCGCTCGTCTGGATACTTTTGTAGGTTAGGGAAGGGGTAGGAGTCCCAAACCCGCTTGGCGCGGGGGTACAACCGTACTAGGGGGCAAAATACTGCCCCCTGTCGGATTTACCTGTTTTTTGCTGATCAGACCAGATGGGCGAGGTGCTGCTCAGTGATGCTGTCCACGCTGCCGTCGTCGTAGACTCTGACCCAGGGGATGGGGTTGCCGTTGGTGATGCGCCAGACCATCTGGTCACCCTCGCCGTCCTGCTGACGGAGGGCAGCGATGCGGTAGGCGTGGGAGATGCTCATGGCGTAGTCTGCACCCCATCCGTCAAAGTTCTCGAATGAGGTGGGTTGAACAGCGAAGGTGGGTTGGGTCATGTCCTTTGTGTTGTTGGTAGAATTGTAGAGCATCAGGCGGCATACGTCAAGATCTGACGGTCAGGGTCGCTGGTCACGAACTCCCTCACGTTGTCCTGCTGCACCTTGATCACAACCTGACTGCTCTTGTTTGCTTTGCTCAGACCAAGGAAGGCACGGATGCCGTTGTTGCTGGTGACCCTCACACGCAGACCGCAGTCAAACCCATGGGGCACTGCCATGGAGGAGAAGACGAGACGGCGGGATGACTTGCCGCGACCCTTGATCAGTTCGGGGGAATAGTTGGCGTTGATGCAGCGGGTCATGATCAGACGGTCTGCCT